TACTAAGGGCGAAGGAATGGAGGTAACAGTTAATATTGCTACCAGCTATTATAAGCTTGTAAAAGACGGTCAAGTGATTCATGAGATTGATCCTCTGAATAATAAGCTGGTGATTAACGGAGTTGATTATGCAAAGAAATTAAACTCCGCTCTTAATAAATAATATTAGATAATATGGAGGTTAGTTATGAAAGACGATAATGAGTTATTAGAGCCGGTAGAGGATGAGAACGACACCACCGTAGCTGCCGAGGAAGAGAAGACAGCCGGTATTCTTAAGCTTTCGAAACCATTTGATGTTAACGGCGAGAAAATTTCTCAAATTGAGTTTGACCTTGACTCGGTTAAGCCAATTCAATATATCAATCTAATTGCTAGATTGAGCAAAAAAGAAGAAATATCCGTTCCTGAACTTAACATTAACGTTCAGATCGGGTATTTTTCTTTAGCTTGTGGGATCCCTGTATCTGACCTTAAGCGGATGCCTAGTACTAAGGATTTCTCGGTTGCATGTTCTAAGGTAAGAAGTTTTTTGCTAGGAGCATCGGATACGGAGAGCACGGAGGAGTAAACTTCATTAAGACCGTAGCTGGTACAATCACTATGGACACATCAACCGATTATATGACTGCAATTGATATGCCGATAGGCTTGTTTTTAGATTGCTATAACACGTTAGTTATGATATCTGAAAAGCGAGATGAAGAGCTTAAGAGAAGTATTGATGCAGTCAAGAACAAGAAATAAGGTGGTGTAAATTTGGCTAAAGGAAAAGAGCTCAGTACAAATATAACTCTCCGTGGTAAAGTTGATCCTAGTCTCAATAAAGCACTAAGTGATACCAAGTCTCAAGCCAGTAATGCTGCAAGGGCTATGAGTAAGAGCTTGTCAAAGAATATGACTGATGGCACCAGAATAGCTACAAAGGCAATGACAAAATCATTGAAATCAGTAGCTATCGGTGCTGTAAAGATATTCGGAGCTATAAAAGCGTTGGCAGGTCTTAAAAACTATGCATCTGAAACTCTTACTGCAGCAAAGGCTCAACTGGAAGTCCAAACAAAGTTATCTTCTGTACTTGAGAATGTAAAATCTATACAGATTAGAGGACCGAATGCAGCTGCTGAAGCTGCAAAAGAGTTACAGAATGTGGCTGATGTTCTTGAGAAAACTGGTGTCATAGGCTCTGATGTTACATTGGCTGGTATGCAGCAATTAGCTACATATCAATTATCAGAGAAAGAAATATCAGTATTGTCCGGAGGAATGGCTGATTTATTAGCTCAACAAAAGGGTTTAAATGCTTCTCAAAGTGATGCGGTATCTATCGGTAACTTGATCGGTAAAGCAATGAGCGGTAATGTTGGAGCTTTATCTAAGGTTGGTATTTCTTTCTCAGAAGCTCAGGCTAAAGCAATTAAGACAGGTGATGCAACCTTAAGGGCTGCTACTATTGCTGAAGTTTTAAAGGATAATGTCGGTGGGGTTAATAAGGCATTAGGTGAAACTGATGATGGCCAATTACTGCAATCTAAAAATACTTTTGATGAAATAAAAGAGGAAATAGGATATTTCCTACTTCCCCTTTTGAATAAGTTCGTCAAGGGAGTTTTACCTTATGTAAAGACCGGTCTCGAAAATCTGAAGGGAGTATTAGATAAACTTAGCCCGATTATCAGTAAGATATTAACCAATGGTTTTGAACGGTTTTCAACTATCTTGCCAGTAATCATGGATGTTATCTCTGATATTCTGCCTATAATAACTCAATTAATTACACCAATGGGTGGCTTAAAGCAGCTACTACCAGTAATTATAAGCGCCATTCAGATGTTGCTTCCAGTAATCAAATCCCTTCTTCCCACAATTACTAATCTAATACAAAAAATATTGCCTGTACTACTAACAATTTTTCAAAAGTTTATACCTTTAATTGCTAATGTTGTGAAAGAAATGGCTCCTTTGGTTGTTACGGTGATGGATGCACTTATACCAGCGTTTGAAACACTGATTCCACCTGTAATTGATATCATATCGAATATCATGCCTGTGTTAATTTCGCTGTTTAAAATGATTACTCCATTTATTGCTAAGCTTGTATCTCAGATTGCTCCTCTGGTTATGGTTATTGTAGGAGCATTAATGCCAGCATTTCAAGCTTTAATGCCTCCGATCATGAACTTGATTGAGTCGCTACTTCCTGTGTTGATGACTTTGTTTGATGCTGTATTCTCTGTAATTCAATCTTTGGCACCAGTTATTTCAGTAGTAGCGCAAGTATTATCAGCCATATTAGGTGCAGCAATTAAAACGCTCATACCAATTATACAGGGCATCATAGGATATTTTTCAAATCTGATAGATACATGGTCTTCTATTATTGACTTTGTTGTAAACGTATTTACTGGTAATTGGTCATCAGCATGGCAAAACATCAAAGACATTTTCTCGGGAATATTTAGGGGGTTTGTTGATGTAGCAAAAGCACCACTTAATCTTATAATCGGGCTTATTAACTCTGCAATCAATAATATTAATGGACTTACTAGTGTAATCAATAAAATACCAGGTGTGGACATTGGAGAAATACCTCAAATACCTTATCTAGCAAAGGGAGCAACTGTATCAGCTCCTACTCTGGCTATGATAGGTGAAGGTAAAGTACCTGAAACAGTAGTACCGCATAACAACACCAAAAGATCAAGAGCATTATTAGCAGAGGCTGCTAGAGGAGTAGGAGTTAAGACAGGCGATTCACCGATGCTATCGGTCATCAATAATATCAACCGATCTTTATCCTATTTTGCTAGTTATATCAGCGGTATTAATAAGAATAAGCCGGTTACTGGTGATGGAGATACGACGAATAGTAGCAATAGTAAAGTTTATAATTACTATTATTCTCCTGTGGTCAATGCAAAAGATGCATCGGGTGTTAAGGAAGTTCTAGAGGATGAATTTGAGAAGTTCAAAGCCTTCGTTAAGCAGCTGAAGGATGAAGAGGAAAGAGAGGTATTTGCTTAGTGAGTGAATATACAGCAATTCAGGGCGATACATGGGATATGATTTCATTCAGACACTATGGTAGTGAATATCATATTTCTGAGTTGATACTTGCAAATCCTGTTCATGTGGACGTTGTGATTTTTGAAGGAGGAGAAAAACTGAACATACCTACAATAAGTATTACTGACACATCATTACTTGCTCCATGGAGGCGATAATATGGATCTAAAATTAATTATTAAAGATGTAGACATATCATTATCTAATCAATCCATTAGGACAAGTAAATATACAGATTATGCTGGAGGGCATGCAGATGTCCTCCAGATTGTTTTTAACGATACTTTTGATCAGTGGAGAAAATGGGATCTTGCTAAAAACGATAAGATACGAATTATAACCGATAAGATTGATACTGGAGATATGTACACCAGCAGTATAAATCTTGATTTCGGTGTGTACACCGTTAGAGCTTTATCTACACCAGCGAAGTCACTTAATGAATTATCTGGCATCCGTGAGAACATCAATTTAATTGAGGTCTTAAGTGAAATCAGTAAGGAGATAGGCTTTGAATTGATCACATATAATATAACAGACTATCAATACTTATATCTGGAAAGAGTTAACCTCAATCCATTCGCATACTTAGAAGGAATTCTTCAAAAAGAAGGATATCTTCAGAAGATATTCAATAATAAACTAATCGTTTATTCAGAAAAAATACTCGAACAAATGGAGCCCTTAGTCAAAGTTTCTTACGAAGATTTTATTAAACCTCCATGTCTTAACACATCGGATGCTGAGATATTAGCATCGGTAGAAAACATCTATCAAAGTCGAGATAGAGTTATTAGAAGCAAAGTGCTATCTGGGCTTAACGGTAGAAACAGAATATTTCATTTTCCTGTGGATAGCATTGGTGAAGGGGAGCGGTTTTGCAAAAATATCATGAGATATTTTAATAAGCATGAGTACAATGGCTCGGGCACGATATCAGGTAGTAATATCTCTGCAGGAATTACAATAGATTTGAATGGTGATTTCTCTGAGTGGCAGGGTAAGAACTTTGTCTATGAAGTTAATCATGATCTCATTTATGATCGACAAACCATCAAATTCAGAAAGCCGATTAAGGGTGATTATTAATGGTGAAGCTTGGTAAGGTTGCAGTAATTGAAGGAAATAAGGCTAAAATTGTATATGAAGATATTAATCAAATGACACCTTTGATAGACATTGCATCACATGTAGCAGGTTTACAAGTCGATAAAACTGTAGTAGTAGCTATTTTTGATGTTAACAATCTACGTAATGGTGTAGTGATAGGAGTGATAGAATAATGAAAATTGGAACCTATGGACCCAAAGTATTTGCTGTAACCGATAAAAGTCTTAGTACTTTTAAAGGTCTGGCCAGATCATCGGGCTACAATGTAGAAGAAGAGGATAACGGAAATGGAAAGCCCAAATTAAAAAAGAAATCTCCATCTTTAGAAGGGCTATCTTTTGATATTGATTTAAGGTCTGATTTCGCAGATGTAAGTAAAGAGATTGAAAGTTGGATGAATCTCAAGGGTGAATCGTATTACTTTTTGGTTGGTAGAGAGAAGATTGGTTCTAATCAATGGATGCTTACCAATGTAGATGTATCTAATATAGAATTCCTCCCTGGAGGAACAATTAAAAAAGCATCATTAAGTCTTAATCTCAAAGAGAATCCCATTTCTATTAAGAACAGTACTGCAAAATCCACAAGAAATGCAAAGGGATAGGTGATTATATGTTTCAGTGGGGTAATACATCTACAGAACAGGAACGCATTGCTAAAAACGTTACCAATCTCATGAATATTAGAAAGAATGAAGTATGTTTTGACAGAGGACTAGGAGTTAATATCAATCTCCTTGATAAGACACAAAGTACGATTAATTCAAAGTTAATTACTGATATTGTAGATATGATTTCTGAGAGAGAGCCTCGGGCTGATTTAAACTTTGATAATCTCATTGATCTAAATGAAAACGGTGAATATACATATAAGGCGGTGATAGGTATTGTATGATTTTATTAAATTCGATGAAAGTGCAGTATTGGAAGAAGCAATAGTTAAGTATGAAGAGGCAACGAATACGATGCTTTTTGCCGGTGATGAACGAAGAATTCTACTCAATTCTTTCATGTATATTGCTGCCGTAATCGCTGCTAAAGGAAATTATTTGGCTAATCAATATTATGCTCAAACAGCTGTTTTTCCTTACCTTAGATATATCGGTGAGGGTAGAACAGTATTTCAATTGGAAGCCGGTAAGTCTCTGGTAACAATGAGATTTAGCGTGTCATCTGCCAAAGCGTTTGATATAGAAGTACCTTCTGGAACGAGAGTTACACCAGACGGTACTCATTTTTTTGCTACTAAAGCAAGTAATACACTTGTGCAAGGTTCATTGAGTATTGATATACCATGTGAAGCAACCGTTCCTGGTAAAGCTCATGATGGTTTCACACCTGGATCAATAAATACTTTGGTAGATAATATCCCATACATCTCAAACGTTACTAATACTGATACAAGCTCTGGAGGCTCAGAAGTTGAGGATATTGAAGATTATCGTGAAAGAATTATGCTGAAGCCTTATGGTTATAATACAGCTGGTTCTGAAGCAGCCTATATTTACCTGGTGAAAACAGCTGACAGTTCAATAGGAAGCGTTACAGTAAAGAACGAACCGGCTAGCTTGCTAATTACTATTCTTCATAAAGATGGCTCTATACCAAGTGATCTTGTGGTTCAGAGGGTTTCAGATGCTCTCAATGCTAAAACGGTTCGACCTCTTGCTGATCAGGTATTTGTTCAAAAGCCAACTGTAATTCCTTATAGCATATCCCTTTCTTATACAATCAGTGAAAATGATGCACCTAACATGGTTGAAATCAACTCCAAAATTATTACAGCTGTTAGTGAATATATCGCATATCAAGGAACTGAAATTGGTAGATCGATTAATCCAGATCTTTTAAAGAAATTCGTATTAAATGCTGGAGCATATACAGTGAATGTTTCGAGTCCTGTGTTTACTGAAATCAATAAGCAATCTATTGCTCAGATCAATGGGAATCCTGTTATCACGTATGATGGGATTTTTGAGGAGGCAATATGAAACTAAATAATATTAGTATGCTGGATACCATTCCTCCTTATATGCAAGAAGATAATACGGTTATAGGCCTTTGTGCAGCAGCTAATCATATTTTCAGTAGACTATTTGAGGCAATTCAAAAACTTGATTTTCATCAAAACTTAAATCTACTTGATGAGGCTGACTTGGATTATATTGCGAAGATCAGAAACATTATCTGGTATGACAAAAGCAGCACGAAGGATATAAAGATAAGTGTTATCAAAAATGCAGAAAAAGTATTTTGGAGCCTTGGAACTGTATCCGCAGTGGAGAGTGTGGTGGAGGATATTATAGGTGATTGCGATATTATGGAATGGTTTCAATATGGTGGGGATCCATATCATTTCAAAATCGTCACTGATAATCCCCTGATATCGGGTGCTGCTGTAAGTACATTTAACTCAATAATTCAGCATGTTAAGAGAAAGAGCGCAATTCTCGATGGAGTTGAGATATCGCTTGCTGCATCAATGATATTCAATTTAGGTGCAGTTCTTCATACTGGTGAAGTTTTAGAATTACGACAGGAGGGGTGATAAATGAGTTTTAGTACTATATTGTTTACTGATAAAGGACGTGCATTACAATCGAAAGCTCTGGCAGGTGCCAATTTGAATTTTACTAAGATTGTTATGGGTTCCGGTAACTTAGGCGGTCAATCACAAATCACTTTATCGGCAGTGATTGAACCTAAAGTAAATTTAAGCATTGCCTCCTTACAGCATAAATCAAATTATGCAACTGTTAAGGGGGTATTTTCAAATGCTGATATCAGTGAAGGGTTTTACTGGAAGGAACTTGGGATATATGCACAAGATCCTGATCTTGGCGAAATTCTTTACTGCTATGGGAATGCCGGGGCTTTAGCTGAGTACATACCAATCCAGTCATCGGAAATTATAGAGAAGGTTGTCAGTGTTTCGCTGATAGTAGGAAATGTATCCTCAGTATCAGCTACTATAGATGAATCCCTTGTGTATGCCAGCAAGGAAGATTTGGTGGCTGTAGAGGCAGATTTAAGGGCAAAGGCTGCCGGAGGTACTGGTACGGCAATAAGCGTGAATATGGACAGTGCTACAGCTTACATGCCGGGTATGGTTGTTCGAATCATTGCAACTGCTGACAATAACAGTGAAGCAACCACTCTTAAGATTAATGATCTTCTCGCAAAGCCAGTGTACAAGGTTAATACTCAGGCTGCACCTAAGATTGTCACCGGAAAGCCATATACATTCATCCTAAGTGCTGATTTATCACATTTTTTCCTGGAAGCTAGTGCGGAGGGTGATGCCATTGCTGCAAACGTACTAGCTGGGAAAACATTCAGCAATGGTGATGATACAAGCATAATCGGATCTATGCCGAATAATGGAAGTATTGGTGTTCAGAATTTAACAACTGATGGAGCTGAATATACAATACCGGCTGGATATCATAACGGACTTGGTAAAGTTAAGGCAGCTATTACAGGTTTAATAGCATCAGTAATAAAAGCCGGTGTGACAGTAGGTGGCATTTTGGGAACATTTACAAGTGACGCAACCGCAGCGGATAGCGATGTATTAAGCGGAAAAAGTTATTATAGAAACGGTTTAAAAGGTATTGGAAATTTAGTAAAGAGAACCGGTGCTATATATCAAGGTTATGAGGCTGCAATTGCTAGAGTAGCTGCAAATGGTAGATTACATTTTTTTATACCAAAAGGCGCTTATATAGATAGTAGAGTTGACGGGGCCGGTGGTGTTTCGAATGAGTATCCAGGTGTATATTTTGATGATGCTAATTTTTTACCTAGCAATATTAAGAAAGATGTACCAATGTTTGGTATGATTGGTACGCTACCAGCAGGATTACAAGGAGCATCCGGAACAGTTTGGTCAACTGCTAATGGAACGCAGCTACCATTCTATAATAGAGGTGCAAATGCTACACAGATGTATCCGTATTTCACAGTGTCTGGGTTGAACTTCAAACCAAAGATGATTGTTGCTCGAAAAGTAGCAGATTATAATAGCTTCTACCACAACGTTTATTATAATGTTAATACAGCTATACCCGGTCAAGGAACTATATCTAGTAATGGATCAACTTGGTCAGACAAAGACTCAGGAGAGGGGGCATCATGGGGAGCATATGTAACAGCCACAGGGTTCCAACTTCCGGTGCAAATGCATAGTTCAGAGTATCAATGGTGGGCTTTTACTTGGTAAAAGAAAGGAGATAATGCAATGACATTAGTTATTTATGATAATACAGGGAAAATATGGGTAATTATGTCTGGGAGCTATACCATACCAGACGGATTAAGTTATTTAGAGGTAGAGGTGCCAGAAGGAAAAAAGGTTGTAGGTGTTAATGTGTCAGTCGCACCAAATGTCCCTATTTTTGAAGATTTTCCAGTTCCAGTTGTCAAGACATTAGAAGATCGACTTGTGCTAGTAGAAAATGTCTTAAATGAAATATTACTTGCATAAAGAATGGAGGTGAACATCATGTATTCTGCAAAAGTGGTTTATTTAGTAAATCAAATTGTAATTGGCAAGCTTACATACCTTGAGGTTGTAGCAGCTAAGCCAGAACTTAAAGACCAGATCGATGCCTACATTACTGAGAAGGAATTAAACATCGACAAAACAAAGTAAGACAATTTATCCACCATACACTGAAGACCCCCATTAATGTAGCTCGCTAAGCTCAAAAGGGGGCTTTCTTTGTATTCATCTATCTGATCGGGGGAAAACAGCTTATGAATAGCGAAGAAATTGCTGTTGAATTGAAAGGACACGAAAAAGAGAT